TATTGTATAATGATAAGCGTGTTAAGGAAATGTATTAAAAAAAGAATATAGGGGATTAGTTCAATGGTAGAGCACCGGTCTCCAAAACCGTCGATGGGGGTTCGAATCCCTCATCCCCTGCTTTAAAAGTACTGTATTTACGGTACTTTTTTTATTTTGTGTTGCATTTCGTGTTGCATAGTTTTTAAAATAGCTAAAAATGGGTGTTTTTCCTCTCATGAAGAGATTTATTCATGAGAGGGCTTGTCTAAACAATTCATACAATTCGAAAGATTCTGAAC